TGTGCTTTCCTTATAGATTCTTTACCTTTTTTAAATATAGCAGCCACTTTTGCCTTACCCATTACTTTGGCTCTTTGCTCGCCAACTGTCAATATTTGTATCTTTCTTGCATAAGGTTTATTAACTCTTTTAACTTTTGCAACTGTCGCTCTAGCATCTGCTGGAGTAGCAAATTTAATTCTAACCGTATCTTTAGGATTCTCGTCCGTATATAAACGTCTTCCAGAACCCTTTGGTTTTTTGCCAGTTCCAACTTTAGGATCTTTTCTTTTTACCATTTTTTAAAACACTTTTTAAAAGTTTAGCTTGTTGTGCATGTGTCTTACTAGCCTTTTGTAATCCTTTCATGACTTTTTTAACTTTTCTTTTCATATTCAGTCTCCTCTATAGGAATGGTACACATAGGGCATTTATATGTGGTAAGTTTTACGACACCTGCAAAAGGTATCGGTTCCTCTGTTTCTGTTTTAGTATACGCTATTTTGTGTATAGGACAAATGCTTGCTGGGACTATCTCTATCATTTTTTTGTATCCGTCTTTTTCATCTTATCATAGCTCCTCATTCCTCCGATTCCGAGCATACCAAACATCAAAGGCATCATAACAGACATATCTGCTTGTGGGATCGTAATCCCAAAACCAGCACAAATCGGTGCTACCATGTAATTTATACCAAGGCTGAGTCCCGAAATCCAGCCAATAAGGGGTCGCCACGAGCTTTGAAACCAGTTTCCTTTGGCATCTTCTTTTAACACATCTATTTGAGCAAGTGCTAATTCCTGAGCATGTTTTTCAGACATAGTGGCTATATCGTGGGCGAGTTTCGCCTTCTGATCTGCATCAGGTATAAATTTATCTAGTAGTCCAGTGACTGGACCTATCAACGCTTGTAACATTATTTAACTCCGTTCTTTGCCATATATGCACTTGTTCCCATATAAGTTCCCACTATACCAGCACCTGATATGTAAAATAGGTTGCTTATATCTGCCAACGCCTGCACACGTTCTATAGGAACTATAAACATTGCGACTGTAAAAACTCCCATACCTATAAGAGTGTATCTAGCCATGCGTAGTTGTGCAAGATTTTTGCGTAACTTTGTCTCTGTCTCCTTGATCTCTTTTGCTCTTTGGAGCTCTTCATCCGTAATCGTGTCGTCTCCATCAAGATCGTACTCATTCAGAATCGAGTCTTTTTGTAGTTTTTTCTGTGTCAATCTTTGATACTCCTCAAACTCTCCATAACTTTATCGATATCTGGTTCAGTCCCATTGGGATCATACACACATTTATACTTTTTTGGACACCATACTTCAATCATCATTGTATAAGTTTTATTGCCACCTTCATAAATACAGGCTTTTTTTTTAGTATATTTCGACCTTACTCTTTTTTTTAATCTACAAGTTGTGTACTTTTTTTCTGTAATTTTACCTTGCCATACCTTTTGTTTGTATGTGTAATCCTTTGGAGCATTGTACATTTTGCCATCTGCTCTCGCTTGTTTCATCCAAATACCTGCAACTAATACACAAAACCCACCTATAATACTTACAACTATTAACCAAGTAATAGCTTCACCTATCTGTCTTCTCAACTGTTGTTGTTTATAAACTGTCTCTTGACGTTGTTTTCTAATTTGACCTTCCATTTTAAGTAGATCATCATAAGCTTGTGGCCCATAAGTAAAGTTTAAAAACATCTTGAGTTCGTATCTTTGCTCCTCAAGTTTTTTCTTGGCTGCATAAGCGGCAAGAGCGGCTTCTTCAATAGAACCAGCTTTAAACAATTTACCAAACAACGGAGGATTTTTTGCCTGTTTTTCTGCATTATCAACGTCAGATACGGCTCCCATCCATCTTCCGATATCTCCAGACATTTGTTCAATATCACGACCTACTGCAAATCCTTTTTTGATTGCGTCAAATGCTTTCGATGCCACTCCCACGGCTACTGATATAGTTACTGGATCCATAATATACTTTTATCACAATTTAATTCTTTTTTGCGGCAGCCATGTTTATTCTATAAACATTTACATCATTTCTATCATCAGCGATGTTTGACTGTAGTTGTTGTCTTTGTTGTGCAAGTTCATAAGCTTGTTGTAATTTGGCAGCGTCAATCTGAAAATTCATCTGATCATTCATTGCTTTACGCTGTAACTCTGCTGAGTCATTCTCAAGTTCTTGTTTTCTAATGTCAACCAAAGGATCTGGTGGAGTTGCTGGTGCTAATGCTGGTAGTAATTCATTCAATATCTCACCAGTTTGTTGAGCAATGGCTGCTTCTACTGCTGCAGGATCTATAGGAGGAACTGGTTTACCCTCTGCTTGAGCTTGTTCCATGCTCTTTTGAAAGAAAGTAGTTACCTGATCTCGAGCCATCATGCCTATGTGATCTTGTACATGTGCATGTAACATCAAAAACCCTTGTGGATTTGCTTGTGATGCTGGATTTGCCAAGAAAGGTATGTGTGCTCTTACATGTGCTTCATGATCTTGCTCTGGAAACGCCTGTAAAGGCATACCTTTTAGTGCATTTCCGTTCTCGGTTGCTGGATCAATAGGTGCTGGTTGTGGTGGCTCGGGCAAAATTGCGTCAATATTCTTAATATCTAACGCATCATACATCCTTCTGTACGCCTCACGAAGATTGTGCATCTGTGGTGCGGCTTGTGCCATCTGTAATTGTGTTTGAGCAAGCGATAATCGCTGTGCCATAGAAAAAATGTTCGGATCTGACACTGGAAGTATGTCTACACGACCATCAAAGTCCTGTTGCATGGTCTCTGGAGGCACATTTCCAACAAAATATGGGTATGGAACAGGATTTTCGCTAAAAATCTCCGATAACATGCGAAATTCTTGCTTTTGTCCGTAATGTAAACGCTTATGTATGCTTGAAATGATCTTTGAACCCTGTTCAATGAGTGCAACAGTCGTTCCAACAGGTGCTTGTGAGTTAACATCCGCTATTTTTGCGTCAGCAACCTGTGCAAAACGCTTTCCAGAGTCAACAACAACGCCCAAAAGGTTCGCTAATGTGGCAGATGGCTCTTTGTAGGGCAATGGGATTATGGAATTTTTGAGATCACCACCTGGTACATCGATATCTCTGAACTCACCAGGATTAAGAGGCTCATCATCATTACGAATACGAACACCTCTCGACTTAAAACCAGCTGGGAGATTAGATAAAGTACCCGCATCGATCAACTGCCTTAGAATCGATGTCGCTGCACGGGACAATCCACCGATTGTGTGCAGTAACCCAAATCCATAAAAACCAAAACCCGGTAAAAATTTGAAATGAACAAAATATTGTCTTTTTCTCTTTAATGGGTCTTGCTCTCTAAAGTTTCTAACCACCGATAACACTTTTCCAGAGTTTTGATCAATGGTAACAATATAAGGGAGCATAACCCCCGAAGGATTCCCCTCCATATCCAAGTCTTCAAAACCTTCCAGATCCAAGTCAATGTGACATTCCAGTAACGTATAAGAGTCATCAGAGTAGTTTGGACGTAATCCCAACAACTCGTCAGCACGCTCTTGGATAGCACCTTCGTCTTCGCCATCGCTTGCTTCAGATAATTCAACATCTCTATATACTCCTGCTACTTGTAGTTTGCGAACATCATTATACGACATTGTGACAACATGTGTAACTCTTTCTGCTGTCATTAAGTCAGACGCAGAATACGGAACTACTAAATCTTCGGCTGGTACAAACTTAGACACGGCTCTTTTTTTAGTTTCATCAAAGTAAACTTTCTTAAAAGTAGAACCTGTTAACGGCAAATAAAATAACATTTGGTCTGTATCAGCATCGTATTCTTCCATAACTTCGGTTAACTGATAATTCATAAAATCTTCTACACGCTGTGCCTGATCTTCAGTAACCTTGGTCGGTGCACCAAGGATCTGGGTCTTTACAGGACCGCCACTTGGTAACATTTCTTTGTAAGCCTGTGCTTGAAACTGGGTCACTGCTTCTGATAAAAGTGGATGAGTTACACCACTAGCACCCATGAACGGCTCACTTCTGTCTTCGTAGTTGATACCAAGCAAACCCAAACCTTTTGCAATCGCTTCTTCCCAGTCCTCTCTTGATTCAACATCTTCACGAAACTTTGATTGAATATCAGAAGACAAATCTCCTAAAACAGAATCATCAAGAACTTCTGCAAGATTGGCTGTGTGATTATATTCTTCGGCTTCAACTTCAATTTCTTCTTCACCAGCCATCTCAATACCTTCTGGCAATTCTTCCATATCTTCTTGTAGCTCAATATCAAGAGCTTCATCTTCAGGCATCGGTGATCCACCTGCTCCCATAGCTGATTCTACCATTCCTGCAATTTGTCTAGGTTCTGTTGCCATTAGTATATCCTCGTGGTTCGTTTTTTGCCGGGTAATAATCTATCTGAAAATCTATTCTGCACTTCTATAAAAGCTCCGTTTCTTGCGTTAACTATACCTCCAGATGCAAATCTTTTTAAAACATTTCTACCAAAACCGCCTTTTCCTGTTATAACATTTTTCGCTCCTGACACTCCTGCTGAAGTTGCTCTGTCAAACTTACTTGTTGGTTTAGGCACAGTTGCTGTAAGAGGCATTTTATATTTTTGATAATATGCTTGAGGAGACATTGATTTTTGATCTTTTATTTGTTTGTCATACTTTTCTTTCGCAGAAGGTTGTTTTGGTGGAGGTGGCGGAGGCTCCACCTTCTTTTCAACTTTTTTATATGAAACATCTCCACCTTTTCCCGCAAGAAGTCTTATCATTTTATCTTTAATTCTTTTGCTCTTGATTTTTTGATACTCAGCAGAGTTTCGTAATTCTTCTTTAGTTTTTATTATTCCTCTATCTATTTTGTCAGCTACAACATCTCCAATTCGATTTGTTGTTTGTTGAAAAGTGCTGGTTCCCCTTGGTCTATCTTTTTTCTCTTTTTCTACAATACCAGGTGCTCCTGGACCTGCTGGTTTAAAATCAGTTGGTCTTACTTTTATTTTTTTACCGTCTGAAATTCTTTCAGCATAAAAACTACCCTTACCCGTTTTTAAATTACCAAAAAATGTTTTATGTGTTCTTACTTTAGTTCCATCTAGTAATTCTCTACTTTGTCCTTCTATAAATTTTTTACCATCTACTGTAAAAACATCACCTCGTGTTCTCCTCACTTTGTCCGCTGCCATCTGTGCTTTTCGCTGTTTTATTTGATCTTGTATATCAGCCATCAGTAATACTCTCTTGCTCTTTTTGGATACCAGTCCTCTGGAATCTCCTCGCCTCTTAAATCTATAAAACCACCTTGTCTAAAACGCATCAACGCTAACGTCATACTATCACA